GAGAAATATCCTCCTCTAACCTTTTTTTAATCAGAGGTTCACGAGCAAGCTCTGCAGCTTTCAACTCAGCTCCTAACTCAGATATACGTTTCTTTGAAGGGAATAACTCCTCCATTTGAGCGATACTCATCTTTTTAGCAGCATAATTGATATCATAATCACGCAATTTGCTATGCAAAAGCTCTTCGGCCATATCCGCATTACGCTCAGATATTTCGAGCTTTAAATCATTTTGTCGTCGCGCAATTTCCTTATACCGAGCTTCTTGAGCAGCAGTCAAAGTTTGAGGTATACCCTGCAAGGCGTTCATAACTGCCTGAGTTACACCAGTATTAACATTTTTACCTGCAATCTGAGGAGTAGTAATTTGGCTAGGAGCAGTCATGGCCGTGTTAGGACCACCGGCAGCAAGAACAGGATTAAGACCAGCTTCTTTATATCTAGCCATCTGGTTAACAGGGGAGTTGTATTGCTGTTGCATTTTCCACATATCCATATTAAACTGATTTTGTTTATCTGCAGCAGCTTGATTGAAAATATTTTGCATGCCAATTTGCTCATTTTCATAAACATTTTGTTCCCTTTGCGCTTTTCTAGCCGAAACGGTTTGATATATAGTTGTACCGATACCGACCAACGCAGTAACTAGCAAAGCTATCAATTCCATAATACTTAAAATTTTTCTTGATTATTAAATCTTTTTAATTTATCTTGATAAACAGAAGCTAACGCCTTGTCGTAATCATAATTTTCACCTAACTCGCTGATAACCTGTACCATATTACGAATAACAACGCCTTCGGGTGATTTCATGTTGTATTTTTTACGGTAGTATCTTGGTATATAGGTAGTTGAACCTGCTCTATTATGTAACCGATAGTCTTGCGTGCCACGCTGTTTTATATTATCCAATAGTGTTTGATTGTTAAACAGTTGAGCGCCAAGACCTTTTGAAAATAAAGCAAAGGTTTTTTTACCATTGACCTCTTTGGGGCGTATGTGGTAATGCAATACGTAATTTATACGAGCTAAATTGAGTGGAGAAACTTTAACAAAACCACGCTGCCACGTGGTTGGAATATCATCTAACAGCTTCTCAGCTGTGTCTGATTTTAGAAAAATAGCAGCGTGGTAATGAGGCCTATATGTATGCGTGCCATATTCTCCTATGGCATAATATTTAAATTTGTGTCCTTTACGTCGTAAATACCTGAAAAATAATTGCATAACAGGTTTATTGACATCTTGTAAATGTTCATTGTCTTGAGATAATGTTACAAACCAAGAAGTTATAGAATTGTCAACTTCAACTTGTAAACGGAACACCCACTGTGCCTTACGATTAGATAAGCAAGCATAGCACTTTCCACATGGAACTGACGCATTACGAGAGACTTCCACTGTACCATCAAGATTTGTTTTTTTTAATTGAGGAAGGGTCACAGGCTGAGGGCATATCATAAGCGAATACCTCCTCTGTTCAATCTAGCTCTGAGACGTCTACCGAGTCCTTTACGAGAGCTACGACCTCTAAATGAACTTCTCCTTCTTCTTCTGAACATATTTATCGATACCTCCTTTCAGTTTTTCTTTCATTTCCTTGATATTTTCTTTTGTACTGTTAACAGGAGTAAGCATATAAGCATTCTCCTCTTGTTTAAAGAGAGCATATGCAATAATAAATTCTTGCCCGTGCTTTTTATTAAGATATTCAAGTAAAGCAACATACACTTCATCTGGTAAAGTAAATATATCGTAATATGCAAGAATAAAACCATCATTGATTAACACGATATAATCAAATGTTACAAAGTTAACCGTACACGTAAATGTTTCTGATTTTAAACAAGATTTGATTTTCATAAACGATTGATTTTTTAAATTAGTAAATAAATTAACTTTTTTGCATTTTTTCGCCATAATGTCAAAGAGCTTGGGTTACGTTGGTACTATGAGTACCAACTGGCACTAATATATCAAGTACAATTTTCGTGCCAACCCAAGCAAAAAAAAAGAGACCGTTGCACGGTCTCTCATCGGAAGCTTGGGAGCTTCTATAGAAAACTACGCTTATTTCGTTTCGCTTCGCTCCACTCCATCGCTTGTTTTCTCCGAAGCTTCGCTCGCTTCCTTTTGAGACAGCTTTGCTGTCTCTTCTTTTTTTGCTCTTTCATCCGCATTTTTGCGTACTTGGCGTAAGCGTTTCTTAAACGCATCTACCTCACGACAGTAGTCCATAGCTTCAAAGACATCCTCAAACGCTTCAAGAGCTAATTGCTTTTCTTCATCTAATCCTTCTAAATCGTTAATTCCTTTGCGTTGGGCAATATTAACAAACTGACCGTTCATAGAACGTTGGATTATATCACGAACAGTGTATGACAAATCTGGCTGTGCCATAGACTCTCCCATATCTACTGTAACTTGGTGATATTCAAGATTTTTAATTAAATTTTTTCGTAACATAGTAAATGATTTTTTAATTGTTAAATTTTAGGTAATCCGTAATAAGGCATTGGTCTCAAAGCCTTTAGATGGTGATATATATCTACCCAGATATGTGTACTATCATTAAGCATGTAATTGAATATACGATTTAAATTGTTGTAAGTCGGATTTATTTCGATAAAATCTTTGTTAAGAACAGGAGCAGCATTGAATTTTCGAGCATCGTGAAACGTTGCCAAACTGGTCCTAAACTCTCCATGTACTTCGTCAAGGTTAATCTTATACTCCGCATAACGAGGCACATAACCAAATAGAACATCATTATCCTTGTTATTAGCATCTAAGAAAATTTCGGACTGCATCACTTGTTGTTCGCCTAAGTGAGCAAACTCTGGCCAGTAGTAATCAAATTTATCCATTCTTTGCGAGTATTTTCGTGGAACTCCTTGAAAATAGGCAGCTCTGGGCTGTACTGACATAATACCAATTATCCATCCGTGTTCATCGCAAGTATATTTCCAACGATTTGAAATACCAGAGGAATTTGCCTTACTGACTGACTGTGCCTGAACGTTTCCAGAATCTGGGTCTGAAGTATTCGTTGAATAAATATTACCAATAACTACAGGCTGTGATGAGCCACCTAAGTACTCGGGGCGCTGGATTTTATAATCGGGAATGCGCTTACCGAAATGCGCAAATATCTGTTCCACGTAGCGAGTACCGCCACGGGCATTTGTTTCAAGCCATTCCTGAACTACCATTGCCAAGCGCATATCTTCAATTGTAGCAGCTGTTGCATTTCGAAGGTCAGCGGCAAGCCAGACTTCTTTGCCCGCTGCATCTCGAAATTGCTCACCTTTATTATCCAAAACCAAATCTTCATCCACAATTTCAGCATTTTCATCTCCATAAAGACCATCTTTAAAACGAATGCCTTTTAAATGTGTATCGGGGTCAATTTCCTCAGCACCAAGATTTTTATTATAAAGTTTAAGATTAGTATCAGCACTCCATGTACCGGGAGGCTCATCATGCGCCCAATATACTTGAGCGGAATCTCCTAAAGGTAGAAGTACCGAAGGACCTTTTTGCGGAAATGGCAAAGCACCAGTAAAATAATCTTTATAATAAGATCTTTTGCGAAGAGTAAACAACATAGCTAAATCAGCGTTCAACTCTTCACCGCCAGCGGTGGGTATATCAAGCTCAGGGATAAGATTTTCATCACGATACCAATCGTTGTAAATTTTTTGATAAGCTCTAAAAGGTAAAGTATTTATTTTCATATTAGATGTAAATACAGGAAAACTGCCATTGGCTTCTAAAGAGGGCATACCCATATAATCAAGGAGTGAATTAACACCATGAGGGGGAGCCTCTGGATTATTAATATATAGGGCGTTTAAATGAACATAAGGAGGAACGAGGGTTTCTAAGCCGTCATCACCTCCAGATAAAAACTTAGGCCAATTTTCGTAAAGTATACGGTTAGGACAAAAGAAATATTGCACTTTAATATCAAAGCGCTGATTAAGATTAGATACGAGGGGCGCAAATTGTGCAAACAACTCATGAGAATGCGCAAACGTATCGCCGGGCAAACATTCTTGAACGAGACAGGGTACAAGGTCGCCAAAGTTCATTGTTAATTTGTTATCGAAACTTAAATCGAAACTATTTTTTTTAAGCCGTTTTGACGGCATCTTACTAAATATAGACATAATGTTAATTAATTAATAAATTTATAAAAAGTATTTAAAAATTCATTTTACTATTAGAAGGGGACTAAAGCGTCTATCAAATCGACCGTAGGTCTTGCAGCAGCGTTATATAACTTTAATTTATCCATCAACTGCCTGATTTGACGAGTACTTTTGTATTCATTGAACATATACTTCTTAAATTCAGACGTTGTCTCGTTAATAGAACTTCTAAATTGCTCATTTATAAGACCTTGATGTAATCGTGCATCATACTCTCGATTAAATATCTGACTTCTAATGTTTTGCAAGTTTTGATACTTATTTCTAAGAGCTTGGCTATCCCTTCTTAAAGGTAATATGTTGTCATAAATATACTGTTTTTCCCGATTTGACAACCGCAATCGAGAAATATCCTCCTCTAACCTTTTTTTAATCAGAGGTTCACGAGCAAGCTCTGCAGCTTTCAACTCAGCTCCTAACTCAGATATACGTTTCTTTGAAGGGAATAACTCCTCCATTTGAGC